CTGTGGCACCCGAGCATCTGAACGCAAGATATTGCGCCCTCAACGGGGATCGAGTAACTCGATCAAACTGGGCCTAGAGCCTATTTTTTGCCTAAAATATGTGACCCATGGACTCGAACTGATATCTGTCCATTATAATAGTCTGTTGATTCTAAAACTTTATGAGTAAACTGTTCTCGTGCCTCTATATATGAACACTGTGCCTTTGAATTGCAATAGAATAAAATTTCTCTAGTAAACTTATCTTTGCCTAACGTGTTTACATCTTCGTTTAATACATCATTTGATCCGTAGTATGTTTGCCAGTCTGATTCAACTTTGCTTTTAATTTTCTTCTTTTTCTTAATGCCATTCTTTTGTTTTACAACTTTGTATGACGTTTTAGAAAACTTTGCTAACTTTTTGCCTATATATTTCCTACCAGTGACTGTATTTGTTATGAGATAAACAAAACCAATACAGTCCTCTGGTAGTATTTCTACTATAGCACCATTATGCGTCCAGGACAATTACTTCTTGGCAGCCTTACGTGCATTCTTTTCTGCTGTGATTTCATTACGACGAGCCTTGATAGCCTTTGACATTTCGCTCAAAGCCTTACGTGCGCGAGCACCAGCTGCGGCATTACCGTTGATAAACTTAGCGTCTTCGACCTTCCAAGCTGCAAACTGATCTTCGATTGTTGTTACTGCTTCACTCATTTTCTTTTCCTTTCAGACGTTTCTTACGTTCTTTACGTTCTTTACGTTGCTGTTGTATTTCCATACGTCGTTTTCGTGCGAGGATTCGTATAACTCCTAAAGCATTTCGAGCATCTATCCCCGGACGATCCGCAGTTCCAGTTTCCCAACGTTCGTTTGCTTTGAAATATTTTATTATCTCTAGCATCAACTGTTCGTTTAAGTCACCTGGACCAAATACAATCTTGTTACTCATTATATACCCGTTTTAATTGTAAACATCTATAGAATTGGCGTATGACGTGTATCCGTTCTCTTTAATGACACGTAAAACATTATTCACACGACCAATTAACTCATCTTTATGAGAAATGAGATAGATATTCTTATTACTTTCTCTAGCCATCTTCTTTAGGATAGCCAAACTATTCTCAACTCCAGCTGTATCCATTCCACTATCAATAAGTTCGTCAATGAATAACAAATTGATTGGCTGATATAGATTCTCCCACATATCTCGGAAGCTCCAACTTAACGAAAGTATGAGTCTATTACGCTCACCACGAGAAAGATTATCAAAATCAAGATCTTGACCAAGCTGTGTTATCTCCACTTGTAAATCATTTTGGAATGTAACCTGATGAGGTAGACCAGTCTTGTCTAAGTAATAGGTCAACCTTTGATTGAGATAGCTGAGATTTTGATCAATGATCTTCTTTCTAATAAAGGAATCTTTATTAGTTAGGAGCTTTAACAAAAATTCTTGATGCTCACGTAGCGAAGTTAGAGCATTTACTAACGACCAATCAATTTCTTGAATAGCAGTGCTTTCTAATTCATCAATCTGTTCTTGATAAGGATCAGTTTTGTCTTTGTTGGAGAGATATTGTGAAGTTAGATTGTCAAGATTGTTCTTATGTTCATAAGCATCCTCAACTTTATCATAAAACGTGTTAGGTTTTGGAGCTAATTCACCAATCTCATCTATCTTAGCAACTACATCTTTGAGTTTTTCCTGTATAGAATCGTAATAATCTTCGCTTTCTTTAAGATCTTTAGTAAGTTTTTCAATCATCATTCCTAAATCAGCATCGTGTAGGAGTGTTCCGCAAGCATAGCAGGTATGATCTTCAGAATCTTTTAATTGTTTTTGAAGTTTTTGTACCGCTTTAGCTGCTTGGTTGATACTGCTCTCAATGGAAGCTTTTTCCCTGACAAGGCCCTTAACCACTTCATTTGTCTCGCGCCATATTTTGAGCGCCTTCTGAGCTTCAATTTCTGAAATGATGTCAACCGATTGAAGAGACCTGATAGCGGTTTCGATAGTTTTAATCTCTTCTTCTTGACGGACATACCAAGCTTTTTTCTTGAGGACAAGCGAATCAATCGTATTTTTAATCCTATCATTGCTTGCTTTCGTAGCTTCAATGTTTGCAGTCTCCTGTGTTATCTGATCTTTAGTAGATTTTATCTGTTCCTTCAATAGATCGGCTTTTTCACTAAGTGCAGTTATGCCTAAGAGCTGTTCAATAACTTCTCTTTGATCATTTGCCTTCATTCCTAGGAAAGGTTCAGTGTATGTGTTCAAAGCAAGTATGTGTTTGAACATCATATGGCTCATACCAAGTAAAGATTGGATAGCTTCCTGTGTTTTACGGCTATCTCCCTGACTTTCATCTAGATCTGCTTCTTGTTCCTGGTTATTAATGTAGAATTTTAGGATATTAGGCTTACGCCCACGCTCGATGCGGTATTCTAACCCATCTCTTTCAAATACAACAGTAACTAACATATTTTTTTGGTTAATATTGTTAATTAGGTTGTCTCTCTTGATATTTGTTAGTGCTTGTCCAAACAAACTATAGCTAAGAGCATTGATAATAGTAGTTTTACCAGTACCGTTCCTATTACCACTATCATCTCCGCCCATATCTAGATTTTCACCTAGTACAAGCGTGAGTTGTTCTTTTTCAAAGTCTACAGCCTGGGTTTGATTGCCCACGCTCATAAAATTCTTTACTGTAAGGCTCTTTATCTTAATCATAGGCCGTTATAAATCTCCAATAATAGCTTTGGATCATAACTATCGCTTTCAATTGTGATAATTTGATTGGTTACAATCTGATCAACGCTCTCAAATTTGGTAATTTCTAGATTGCTAGTGTTACCATCTAGGTCTTTTTTCTCGGGAATTAGTGTACATTCACGTATATTATACTTTGCCATTACTGTTTCTTTAATGAAATTAGCTTCTTCAAAGCTGATATCAATATCTAAACCAACTCTCAAATGCATTTTTGGCTTGCAAAGATTGTCCATGTCGTCAATTAGCTTGCTTAATTTAGTAGTTCTATATAGAGGAGCATTGGGCCAATCGATATATTGTGGCTTATCTCCCCAATTTAATATCATCATACCACGCTCATTGTCCCAAGCATCGGCAAAATTATGTGGAAAAGCATTTCCGATATAGTGGATATTGCCTTTATTTTGTCTTTTATGGAAGTGACCAGTAAAAACATATTCGTTATTTGCTAGATCTTCAGCTTTCATATCGCCGTGATCGGGCATTTGTACCATTGCGTTCATCATAAACATTGGTAATTCAAAGTGTCCAAACATATAACGGCTTTTCATTTTAGCGATTTTCTTCCATTCGTCGCCAACTAGCCAAGGAATAAATGCAACTTCGTCCATAACAACAGGTTCTGTTATCATTTTTATACCTGGAACGTGCTTTCCAAATGCTACAGAGTTCATATCTCTACGATCTTTATAGTAAAGATCGTGATTTCCAGGAAAGAAAATCACTTGATTAAATGATTTTCCCAGCTTTTCTAAGCACTCTAACCCGCTATTCATAGTAACGATGTTGATAGAATTACGATTGTGATTCCAATCTCCGCAGAAAATTGCAGTTTCACAATCGTTTTTTTTGGCAGTTTCTATAAACCAATCAACAAACTCAACGCAATCATCAGTGTGAGACCTTGAATTTGACTTTAATCCAAAATGGATGTCTGTAAAGACAGCGGCTTTCTTAAAAAACTCCATATAAACTCCTTATTATAATATAATAACAGATTTTATATTAAACGTCAATCACTACTTCCGCCGCTGTTACGATCTTTAGCTAACTGCCATTCGTGATTGCCCTGTCTTGTATAACTAGGACTAAAGTTATTCATTTCTAAAATATCGTCACGTATATTTTGATTACGCTTCTCGATATTAATAACTCTTGTAAAACTATTTGTTACAGCAGCAGTATAATACGCAAACGGATTTTGACTCTTTGATTCGTCAAACTGTAAACCTATTTGTGTTAATTGTAGGATAGCTTGTCCTCGCATTTCGTCGTTATACGTATATCCTCGGACATTTCCTCTCGTAGCATAACGTTCGCATAGTTTCATAAACATTTTTGCTAGTTTATTTGTAAATTGTCCTTGGTCTTTACGGAAATATCCGTTTTCCATACCGCCAGTCCAGTGACTTTTACCTACACACGATAGATTTCCAACATCATCATACTTCCAATGTTGGAAAGGGGGAAAATTTACCTTGTCATGTGCGTCTGCTACTGTCTTTGTTTTCTTTTTTCTACCAGGAGCTAATGGAATATGATCAAAAGTCATTATGCGGAATACTAAATTACTCTTTTCAACCTTGCGATAATCTACTTCGCAATCACTTAGCTTGCTTTTCTTATCCCCGGCAAGCTTTCTTTTTTCATATTCTTGTGCTGTTAATTTCTTAGCACGGGTCCTTTTGGCTTCGGCTATAGTCCTGATGTTGATCTTGTCTAAGCTAGGTAGTATCATGTCGTAATCACAATACGTTGGATCTATATAACTACAATAACTGTTTTTGCTTTTATGTATTTCATCAAGTAAGTCTTTGTTATTTAAATAGTTTACTTTTGCCATTATTATTATTCTCCAATCTTATTATAATATACGCATATTATAAATGCAATAAATATCTAGGGGGTTTCCTATGGAAGATGATTTTTTTGGTGGTGTATCAGACGCAGTTTCAGAAGTTACTGATTCAATCGGTGATACGATTAGTGATATAGGTGGATCTTTAGGTGATCTTGTAAGTGATGGTCTAAGCGGGCTAGCAGATGTTGCAGTCGGCGCCCTTACTGGTGCTGCATTAGGTGCGATTGGTAGTATGCTCGGTGGTCTCAATTCTTTAGATCCTAATGATGTTCTAAGTTCTTACAGACGCCAAGGAATACCGTTTGGTGCTGAGTTTGATTATGATTCAAGTCCGTCTTGCACAAGATTTACTAGTTCTCCTGGACAAAAAGATTGGCGTGTAAATATTGACAGCCCAATAATACTTCAAAGTGCTGCATTAGCTCCTCTAGCACGTACTAATGGAATGGTATTTCCATATTTACCAAGCATTACTTTCAGTAGTACTGCGCATTATGATGCTATGCCAGTAACACATAATAATTATCCCTTTTATGCCTATAGAAACTCCCAAGTTGATGACATATCTATCACAGGAAGTTTTACAGTACAAGATCAAAAAGAAGGACAATATTGGTTAGCAGTTATGCATTTTTTAAGGACTGTAACAAAAATGTATGCTGGTACAGGTCCTAATTTAGGAAATCCTCCACCAATCTGTACATTAAATGGTTATGGTGACTTTGTTTTCAACAATGTTAGTTGTGTAGTTAAGCAGTTTAATATATTTTTCCAGAAAGACGTTGATTATATTTCAGTAAAAGGCCCAATGGGACTAAGTTATGTTCCGTCAAGGAGCGAAATCACTGTTATATTAACTCCGGTATTCAGTAGAGACAAGATAAAGACATTCAATCTTAGCAGTTTTGCTAATGGAAACTTAGTATCTGGCAGAGATGGGAAAGGATGGTTATGACAGCAAAATATTCTGTAAGCAGTCCATGGTATTCAACTAAAATAAAAAATAATTCTCTAGGCGTTTGGGTTCCCCGTACGATTCCTGCTCGCGATGATGATTTTGAATATACTATATTACCGCAGTATAATTATAGACCAGATCTTTTAGCTTATGACTTATATGGCAATCCTAGACTTTGGTGGGTGTTTATGCAACGAAACACCGATGTTCTTTTTGATCCCATATTTGATTTCCGAGCAGGTACTACGATAAAGTTACCTAAGAAATCGGCACTATTAGCGGCACTAGGGATTAATTAATGGCAACTGAAACAAATCCAACTAACTCTTCGGTTCAGCAGCCCGGAAATCCAACTTCAACCGCAGATAGTATAGCCGCAGCTACAGCAGCAGAAAATGATTATATATTTAACAATCAACCTGAAGGAGAAGATAATCCTCTTAATGCTTATAAATCTTTTAACTATCTTTTTACATTAGCTGTAATACCACAAAGTATGTATAATTCTGGAAATTATCCGCCGCCAAATCGATTACCAAATATTGTAATAAGATCTCAAGGAGATTGGGGAAATTGTCAACGAGTTGTTACTGAGTTTGGTGCTTTTGATTATTTTATAGATAATCTAATTATGACTGGCTCTTTAGCTCCTGATAAAGATGTTGGTATGACAGTAAATTCTATAAACTTTACATTTACAGTTACTGAACCGTATAGTATGGGATTATTTTTAGAAACATTAAATATGGGATCAATACAAGCGGGTTATAAACATATAGGAGATGCAACATTTGTTCTTGCAATAGAATTTGCAGGTTATATGGATGACGATGTTCCTAGAATTAACTCCTCTCTAACAAAATATATAACTTTTGGTTTTGCCGGAAACGGTATTGTTATGAGTGTAACAAATGCCGGAGCAGTATATCAATGTGACGCCCGCGCCCAATCTAATAGAACAATAGACGATAGTAACAGTCGAGTTCCTCATAATTTTCAAACACACGGAATCACAGTAGAAGATCATTTATCAAAAAATTTAAAAGGAAGTCTTCAATTTGCTCTTAACAGGGCATTAAAAGAACAAATAACTGATAAAACTTTAGACGCGACAGATACAGTTGAAATAAATTTTCCACCTAATCCAAATTTACCTGGTGTACCAAATAATATAGGTAAAGCTGTATTATTTGATAATTTTAATTCAGCCGGAGCTCAACCTCAACCTGATTTAGTTAAATTATACAACAAGTCAACTAAAATTTATGATGAAAAATATCCTGTTAAGGAAGATCGTGTATTTCCTATACCTAAAGGTACTCCGATAACTTCTGCAATAACTGAAATCATATTGCGTAGTGACTATATAACTAAACAAATGGACGGCGGACAGTTTAACACTGACAGCAACGGAATGATAAATTGGTTTATTATTAGACCTAGAAATGAATATGGTGCTTTTAATCCACAACTGAATAGGAATAATATGAAGTGGATATATGATGTTATGCCATGGAAAATTACTATTGATAAATTTTTACCACCAGGTACACAACCGCCAGGATATGATCAACTAACACGTTACATACCAAAAGTATACAACTACATCTATACTGGAAAAAATACTGAAGTACTTTCTTGGAAAATAACATATGATGCAGCATTTACTCAAATGCTTCCTACAGATTTAGGTACTAATACAGGATCATCGATATCTAATCAAAGAGGCGATAGTGATATATTTCAATTAGGAAAAAAACTAGCAAGTGCAATTAGTGTAGGATCGGGCGAACCGTCTCCAATAGTGGCATTGCACGGAATAAAGGAATTATTAACTACAGGTAATGTAGGTAGCGGTACAGATACTAATCCAATTATAACTAACAGGATATTAGATAGTATTATTAGAGGCGGCAGCAAGGCCCAACAACGATTAGACATGGTTATTAGAGGAGATCCTTTTTGGTTACCAAATGATCCTTGGGCAAATAAGAAATTCCAATCTACTAATTTTTTTAAAAATAGTGACGATACTAATAATGTATTTTCTGGAGGTACTTATATAATAGCAAATTTTAGAACTCCTATTGATTTAGATCCTGTATCGGGAAATTACAAATTTGCCGTAACATTAGATACAGTCAGTGGTATTTACCAAGTATTAAAAATCATAAGCAGATTTGAAAAAGGAAAATTTACACAATCTTTTGAAACAACACGATTAGCTGCTCAACTTACTACAAGTGGTCAAGGTTCGGGATTTGGAATTGGACCAGGAATTGGCGGTGGTTTTCAACAAGCAGGTGCGACCTTTTTACTATCTGCTCTCGGCGGACTTTTTGGAGGAAGTGGTGTGTTTGGGTCGGGCCTATCTCTTCCAGGAATGGTTGGAGGGTTGCTTGGATCAGCGGTTGGTGGATTAGTTGATGAAATATCTTCAGGTATCGGTGAAGTTGTTGGAGATTTTGGATCAGGTTCTGAAGAAGAAGAATAATCTATAAGGAAATTTAAAAATGACAAGATCGTCGGAACAATCAATATCAGCACTTAGGATGGATGCTGGCCCCCATATCGGCAGAATCGTTAGTAATGTAGATCCTCATAGGCAAGGTGCAGTACAAGTAGAGTTATTAGGTAGTGTTGGCGACCAGCGCGGTATGGATCAACAGGTTTTTACTGTTAGATACGCTAGTCCTAGCTTTGGATCTACAGACGTCGAACACGATGCTACTAACACACAAGACTATCATGGCACCCAACAGAGTCACGGTTTTTGGTCACCTCCGCCTAATACTGGCTCTCTAGTAATGTGTGTCTTCATTGGTGGTGATCCTGGACAAGGATATTATTTTAGTTGTATACAAGATCAACATATGAATCAAAGTGTTCCTGGTATAGCTTCAACTAAACAGGTTAAGAAACAATATAAATCTTACGATCCCGATAGTGGAGATTGGTCCAAGACTACAGATACTGAAAGCCTAACAGACAAAGGATCGCAGTTACCAGTTAGTGAAATAAATCGTCCTAGTGCAAAAGGTATGCAACCTGACACTAGTAAAATGGAAAAACCAGTTAATAGTGCTAGAGTTAGTCAATTAGCAGCACAGGGACTACTTGATGATCCGTATAGAGGTACACATACGAGCAGTGCTAGAAGAGAAAGTCCAAGCAATGTACACGGATGGTCTACTCCAGGACCGTTAGACAAAACTCCAGGTGCACCAACAAGAGCAGTAGGTCCTAGAGATACACAAGCTACTAAACATACAGCACGTCGGCCAGGTCATTCTTTCATAATGGATGATGGTGACGAAACACATCTTAGAAAAAGCAAACCAGGAAGCGGTCCAGCAGAATATGCTAACCTACAAGCAGGCGAAACTGGTGGTGATGTTATGCTACCAAAGGATCAACAGATAAGGATAACAGCAGCCAATGGTGCGCAATTTATTATGCACTCTTCGGAAGATTTTATCCATATACATAACTCAAAAGGAACTGCTTGGGTTGAAATGACCAGCAACGGAAAGATCGATATCTATACTGCGGATTGTGTAAGTGTCCACACTGAAGCAGATTATAATATTACTTCAGATAGAGATATTAATTTACACGCTGGTCGAACAGTTAACATTTATGCCGATCACGATGTTAATTTACATTCAAAAACTGAAACACATATCAAAGCTGACACCAACATACATATGAGTGCTAGTACCCATATAGCTGTCAATGCCGAAGGTGGTTCTCTTACTTTAATGTCTGATGACGTTGCTAATATCGTATCAAAAGATGTTAGAGTCGATACTAACAATTTAGAAGTCTTATCAAAAGGCCATATACATATGACCAGTGATGAAGATACTAACATAACCGCTGTACAGATGTTTTTGAAATCAATGGCTGATATGCACGTAACTGCTTCAGGTGCTATATTGCATACATCTGCACAATCACATTTAGTAACTTATAGCAAAGCTATCATACATTCGTACGGCACTATTGATATGAGATCAGATGATATGTTCAGTGCATCAGGTAGTGATATGGCATTTACTTCCGATGGGCCTGTGTCAGTTACAGCATCTGGTGGTAACATGGATTTGTTCTCTAGTGCTCAAACTAATTTAATAAACAGTGATTACGCACTAACATCTAGCGGTGCGATATCTCTTACGTCATCAGGTGGGGATATAAAATTACAAGGATCTCCAAACGTTCAACTTAACAGCGGAGCTGGTAGAACAACAACCGATCCAGGAAGAAAGAAAGGTCCTGTTGAAGCCGCAACTGACGCATTTAATCTAAGATTAGCTGCCGAAAACCCAGAAGCAACAAGTCCAATAACCGCAGTACAGGCTGGTGAAGCACACGAAGCAACTGGACATAAACCGCATCCTACTAAAGTTACAGCCAGTACAGTTAAACAAGTTCCACATACTGGATATGGTAGAGCTGCTACAACACGAGTTCCTGGACCACAACCGTATGATGGACATGAACATCTCAATCCTCCGGGACATACGCAAGACCTCACAGACAAACATAATTCAGATCAACCATATAATAAAGATGAAGAAAAGAAGCAAATTTCTCATCCAGATGACATGGAAAATCTTCCAAACGGTAATCGCAAGCAAGGTGCAAATGTACACGGCAATCGACGCAATCCTTACCCCCATCATCCGTCGCCCGGCAGTGATCCAAGCACAAACGTTACCAGTCACGAAAGCCAAATTAGTAATAGAGGTACTCCAACTGACTGGGTACAGGATCAAGAATTTATGGGAGATGTAGCATCGCTATCAGGAAAACTAGGTATTACTGTATCCGAATTGTTGGCTATATTTGCTGCGGAAACGGGTTCAGGAACATTAGATCCTAGCAAGACTAACGGCGATGGTTGTGTTGGTCTTGTGCAGATTTGTAAATCTACAAATCCACAAACAGGAAAAACTAGCTATGATGAATTAGCAGCACGTAGTCCTAAGGAAGCTGCTGATGATAATCTAAGTCCAGAAGGATTAAGGAAGCTAACTAGACATCGACAGATGTTTTGGATTGACAAGTATTTTGATCTCATACTACCAAGCGGGCCTGGGATATTTCCAACTGAAGATAGGGTTTGTTATATCTGGATGGCGTTGTCAGCAGGTACTGATTCAAGCAAATTGATCACAAAGAATACCATTTATCCCTTCTCCGACAGTCGCTGTAAACGCAATTCAGGTTGGCAAGATCCAACACAGAATAATGATTGTACTGTTAAAAAAGCCTGCACTTGGTTAAGATGGTATGAGAAGCAATACATTACTCCCAAGCTTGGTTCAAAGAGTTTCAGTCCAGATTTATCATCTGGGCCAGGATCAACTATACAACCCGGACCGTCAGCAGGTGCTCCGTCTCCGGGTAGTGTTGATAGCAACTTTCCTGGTAAAGTACAAGAAAGTACTATGCCAGCAGGAGCTCCAGGAGTACCAAACAGTGCCCGTTGGTCTTGGTATAACGACAAATATATCGCAGTCGATATTACTGGACAGCCTGTTGATTCGTCTGGAGCACAAGTTTCTCCTGATGCAGCGTTTAGCAAGCCTCAAGATTTAAGTCCACCATCTCCGCCGTCAATACCATCTACTGGTGGATTACCGGCTAATTTGATGTCAGGATTAAATCCAAATGGTACAGAAATACTAGGCAAGGATTTACTATCAACTGCTAGCGGATTAGCAAAAACAGCCACTTCGACTGTGAAAAAGACTATATCTTCTAAATTGCCTAAATTATTAGGATAAGTAATGAAGGGGGTAAAAAATGGCAGTACAAGGTTATAACAATTTAGTTGTAGGCAAAGTTAATGCTGACCCCTATCATAAAAATTTCCAACCTAAAACTTATAAAGGTTTTAGTACTATTAGTCCAGCAGCCAATAATGGTGCTTTATATGATTTAGAATTGATCAAACAAGATTTGATCAATCACTTCCATATAAAGAAAGGCGAGAAGCTAGAAAATCCAACATTTGGAACTATCATATGGGATATGCTTTTTGAACCCCTTACTGATCAGCTTAAACAATTAATAACTAATGATGTTAATGTTATCATTAATAGCGATCCTAGGATTAAAGTATTATCCAGCGTTATTACACAGGTAGATAAAGGTATACAACTAGAATTCACACTGTTATATGTACCTTATAATATACAACAAAGTATGCAGTTTACATTCGATCAAAACAATGGTTTGATTTAATTAAACTAGCACTTTATAGTTAAAATAAATAAAGTAAACAGGATGTGTGATCTATGTCAGTAACTAGCCGCCAAAACAAATTATTTTTATCTGAAGATTGGACCAAGATCTATCAGACATTTACTAATGCTGATTTTACTAGTTATGATTTTGAAAACATACGCAGAGTAATGATAACCTATCTCAGGGAGAATTTTCCCGAGAGTTTCAATGATTATATTGAATCTAGTGAATATCTTGCTCTAATTGATTTGATCGCTTTTTTTGGACAGAGCCTTGCATATCGTTTAGATTTTAATGCTAGAGAAAATTTCCTAGAATTAGCTGAACGCCGTGAGAGCGTGTTAAGACTTGCTAATTTAATAAGCTATAATCCCAGCCGAACGACCGCAGCTAGCGGACTTTTAAAAATACAAAGTTTAACAACTAGTGAAAACATCATTGATTCTAATGGTATTGGATTAGGAAACGTACAAGTTTCTTGGAATGATTCTTCTAACACTAACTGGTTTGATCAATTTACTAAGATAATGAATGCCGCATTTATTGAAAACATAAATTTCGGAAACCCACTATCTAGTGCAAATATTAATGGATTATATACAGAACAGTACAAACTAAACAGCTATATAACCGATCTCCCAATATTTCCATTTTCCGCAACAGTTGCAGGTAACGGATATAATTTTGAAGCTGTGAGTACTATCATATCTTATGATCCTGTATCTCAAAAGAGTGTTGTAAAAGAAGATATTCCACAAAACGGAAATCAAGTTTCTCTAATTTACACTGACGACGGTCAAGGTTATGGTAGTGTTAATACTGGGTTTTATATGCATTTTAGACAGGGTACACTGACACAAAATACTTTCTCAATTAACAATCCGGTAAGCAATCAAATTGTCAATGTAGCAGCAACGAATATCAATAATGATGACGTTTGGTTATATCAGTTAGACAAAAATGGATTAGAATCGATAGCTAATCTATGGACACAAGTTCCCTCAGTTAACGGAAACAATGTGATTTATAACAGCATTGATAAGACTAAAAAGAATATTTATTTTGTACAGACTACTGCTAATGACAGTGTAGCTTTAAACTTTGCTGATGGTATTTTTGGTAATCTACCAAAAGGAACATTTAGAGTATATTATAGGACCAGCAATGGAATGAACTATACAATACATCCAGCAGATATGAGTACAATTATTGTAAACATACCTTATCTTTCTAAATCTAATACTATAGAAAAGTTAAAATTAATACTGTCATTAGAAGTATCAGTAACTAATTCGTCTGCGACTGAATCAAATGCTGAAATCAAACAAAATGCTCCAGCATCATTTTATACTCAAAACAGGATGATAACCGGTGAAGATTACAATCTAGCACCACTTGCAGTAAGCCAGAATATTGCTAAGATCAAAGCAATCAACCGCACATCTAGCGGAATAAGCAGGAACTTTGATCTAATTGATGCTAGCGGCACTTATAGCAGTACTAGTATTTTCTGCACTGACGGAATACTCTATAGAGAGAAAACATTAAACTCATTTAAGTTTACATTTAATAGCACGATTGATATCCAAGAAATCATATTAAATCGGATCCAACCTCTAGCATCTCTTGCAACTATGCGAGATTTTTACTATTCTGAATTTAACAAACAGACATTATACGATCCAAGTGATCCGTCGATATTTTGTCAAATAACTACAGGATATAATCAAAGCAATGGTTATATCGGAAAGACTAGCGATAGATCACCTCTTGCTGTTATATACACCCAAACTACACTAAGATTTTTACAGCCTGGAGCATTAGTAAAGTTTGTGCCGCCAGCCGGAAAGTATTTTACTAATAAAGGTACTATAACTAGCACTCCAACTACAACAACAACTGATAGAATATGGGCAAATGTTGTTTCAGTTTCTGGAGATGGTACGGGTGTCAATAATACGGGACGAGTTAATTCGAGTTCTAATAGTTTAGGTACGATAACATTTGGACAAAAGATACCTAACGGTGCAGTACTTTCACAAATAATTCCAATTTTCTTAAATTATCTATCTGATGATATAAAATCTGTAATGAATAATTTAATCTTTAATTATAGATATTTTGGTTTGAGATACGACATTGAATTGGGAATTTGGTCAATAATACAGGATAGGAATCTAAATCTCCTAGATAACTGGAGCAATGGTTATGCCGGAAACAATGATGGTCAAAAGTTAGATAGTAGCTGGTTAATAGCATTTGAAACTGACGGAACTAACTATACTGTTTCATATAGAGGCATCGAATATTTCTTTGAATCAATAATGGAAAATCGATTTTATTTTGATGGAACTAGGAAAATATACGACACATCAACCGGAGCAATACAGCGAGATAAGATTTCTGTATTAAAAATTAATACGTTACCAAATACTAATTCACCATTGGCTACAGATTATCCTTGGCAAATAATAGGCAACGTTTTAGAAAACAGCGGATACGCAAGTTCAAAAGTTGTTAAAGTTACATTCTATGACAATAACGATGACGGATTGCCTGACAATCCAGATGCATTTAGCATCATCGTTGATCCACCAACAGTAACTTCATCTGGTTTAACTAATTATAATTTTGTGTTTTTTGAAAAATACATCACTGACAATTATACAGAAGATTATCGTTATGTAAGTAACGACGATGATATGTTCTTGATATTCGTTGATGAAACTTATGCTTCAAATTTAAGCCAATATAATGATGGTCAGCTATTTTATTTTTATAATGCTGATATGGTCAAGAAGTATAATAAAGCATCGGGTTTGTTAACTGTAACACTAGACTATTATGCTAATGTCGGAAGGACAGATCTATACTTCCATTACCTACACAACGCAGATTCTACAACTAGGATTGATCCTAGTTCAACTAATATAATTGATGTCTATCTATTAACAAAAGATTATGATGTACAGTATAGAAACTGGATCATAGGAAATACAGACGTAAAACCATTGCCTCCAACAAGCACTCAATTATTAACTACTTACGGTGTAACATTAAATGCTATAAAAAGCATTAGTGACGAAGTAATTTATCACCCAGTTGAATACAAGTTGCTATTTGGTGAGAAATCTGATCTTAGATTACAGGCTAAATTTTTAGTGATCAAGAATACAGAACAGGTTATTACAGACAACAATGTCAAAGCTAGAGTGATACAACTCATAAATCAATTCTTTGCTCTAGGTAACTTTGATTTTGGTGATACTTTCTATTTTACAGAATTATCGTCTTATATAATGAATCAGTTAACTCCGTATATTACTACTTTTGTGATAGTACCAACAGCGAGTGATCAGGTTTATGGAAGTTTACAAGAATTAACATCTAATCCAAACGAAATTTTTATTAGCTGTGCTACAGTTAATGATGTTGCTATCGTAGAATCAATAACAGCAACAAATCTAAAATCAGCTGGATACGTATTAACTACATCAAATGTTGACGTAACATCAACGAATTTAAAAAGCGGATAATCTTGGAGTATTAACATATAATGGCAAGCAACGACGAATACCCATTACCAGTTACTATAGACGATCAAAACAAGAGGCAGTCTGCTAGACATCTGCCTAGATTTTTTAGATCTGAGCAGAATGAAAAATTTCTAGCTGGCGCACTTGATCCTCTATTGCAACCTGGAAAATTAAACAGAATAAATGCATATGTTGGTCGAAAAGATATTCCTAATTTCAAGATTGATGACAACTATCTAAATGATCTCACAACAACTCGCCAATATTATCAATTAGAGCCTGGATTCGTATATGAAGATCCCAAGACAGGCGAACCTGTTTGGTTTAGTGATTATGCAGATTATATGAATAGGCTTGCATATTATGGTGCGAATACAAATAATCACGCAAAACTTAATTCTGAAGAAGCATATTCTTGGGATCCAGGAATAGATTGGGATAAATTTGCTAATTTTAGAGAATACTATTGGTTACCAATAGGACCTGATCCTATAACTATCTATGGTAATCAATTAGCAACAGTTAGTACATTTACAGTAACAGCAATTAACGAGGGAGATAGATTTGATTATCTCTTCACTCCTGATGGATTAACAGCAAATCCAAGATTAACACTTTACAGAGGTAATACATATACCTTTAATATTAATGCAAAAAACAAGCCATTCTGCATCAAGGTAGAGCCAGTAATTGGCAACAGCTATATGTACGATGCCGGTGTGTCAAAGCAGAATGTAGATCTCGGAACTATCACATTTACTGTACCTTATGAAGCACCTGATTTACTCTATTATATTGACAATAAAGATATTAATTCTCAGGGATTTATTGACATAAAAGATATCGATGAAAATACATTCCTTGATATTGAAGCAGAAATATTGGGAAAAGTTCATTATACTAGTACTACAGGTATACGGTTCATTGACGGATTAAAATTAAAATTTATTGGAAATATTAGTCCAGCAAAATACTCAAAGGGATTTTGGTATGTAGAAGGCGTGGGCACTTCGATTAGCCTAGTAAATTATGCTGATCTAGAATCAACGCCACTTACTAATGATCCTACAGATCTTCCTTTTGACCTACAACCATTTGATAGTGTACCATTTGAAAATGCCAACAACTATCCAAATAAAAAAGAATACATAGTTATAAATCGAGCTAGCAAAGATAGAAATCCTTGGACAAGAAATAACCGTTGGTTCCACATACGAGTTATAGAATTATCTGCTACAGCAAATAATACCGTAGCAGCACCTGATCAAACAGCAAGAGCTCATCGTCCTATCATAGAATTTTTACCAGATATAAAACTCTATCAAAATGGATGGATAGCCAAACAGGATGTAGATTTAATTGATACTACTACAACTGATGTGTTTAGTAGCGTTGAAGGCACATTAGGCTATATTGTTGACGGAAACCCATTGTTACCAGGCCAGAGAGTTTTGTTCACAGCAGACGTTGATCCTCTCGTTAATGGAAAGATATATACTGTTGGAACAATAACTGTAAATCATATTGTTATTGATTTTATCTCTGCAATTTCAACAACTGAAGCTCCGTATAAAGTTACTTTTACTTTTGACAAGTTAGTAACACCACCTCCTGTAAATGTTCCATATACTATAACAGGAAATAGCAACAGCAATTATAACGGATTATATAATTCTATATCTAGCACAGTTTCTAGCATAACTTTAGTTTATCCAGTGAACCCTGGAGTATTTGGAACCGGAATAACTAAAGGAACTTACGACAATTCAGGTAAGCGTCCACAGATAACACTAATACCAACTACTGATAGCGATCCGATCGAAGGCGAAGTTGTATATGCTAAGTTTGGTTCTAGTTACAGGGGCACGTCATTTTACTATGATGGATCTAGTTGGAAAGTATCACAGAAAAAAACCATATCAAATCAAGCACCGTTATTTGATATGTTTGATGAAAACAAGATTAGTTTTTCCGATACTATAACCTATCCAACTACATCCTTTTCAGGAAATAGGATATTTGGGTATAGGATTGGATTAGGCGCAAATGATACAGAATTAGGATTTCCTCTATACTATCGTTCGATAGATAATGTTGGAGATATTGAATTTGAATTTGATTTAGAAAACACTTCTTGGAATTATAAAAACGGAAATGTGTTATCTACAATAAATTCCTATCAGGGATTTGTGAGGAAATATAATCTAAACGGATCATTTACATATCTAAATGGCTGGACACAAACTCTAAGGCCTCTATATCAAAAGGCCGTAAGAGTATTAGAAATAACACAAACAACTAGCCAAATCGCTATCGACATCTTTGACAAGAGTGCATTATTGGGAGACATTAATGCACAAGTCTATGTTAATAATGTCAAGAGGAATGATATTTCTAGGGCCAACATCAATGGCGTTGCTTATATAAAGTTTGCAACTGCTTTAAATCCGGGCGATCTAGTCGTTTATAAAGTACAAACTACCGCAGATAAAAATGCCAGAGGATATTATGAAATACCTTATAACTGGCAGAATAATCCCTTTAACGAAACATTGGGATATTTTACATTGGGTGAAGCTATTGATCACGTCCGTACTATTGTTGAAAATAATCCAAGATTTTTAGGATCATTTCCAGGCGTAAGCAATTTACCATCACTCGGTAATGTTTCAAAATTTGGACATCGTTTCCTACAACATTCAGGATCATTTCCATTAGCAGCATATTTGATAACTGATAGACGAAACAATATAATAGATGCACTACAGTGGACTGCAACACAATATACACAATTTAAGAAAGAATTCTTGAGAATTGCAGGAGTTGGTGCATACGAAGGAACTATCTCTGAAAGAGTTGATCAGATATTATTAGAATTTTCAAAATCAAAATTTATTGATAGATCACCATTTTATTTTTCCGACATAGCTCCTTACAAAGGATTTACCCAGCGCGAGTATACAGTAGTTGATCCTAGATTACCAGTATTTGTTATTGACAGTATTTTCAATCCACAAACACAAACTACACGTAGCGTATTGGTTTATGTCAATGAAGTACAGTTAGTACATCTAGTTGATTATACTTTTAGTAAAACTGATGCATTTGTTAGCATACTATTTCCTTTACATAAAAACGACAAAATTGTTATCAAAGATTACGCCAGCACTAACGGATCTTATATTCCATATACTCCTTCAGCATTAGGAATATACCCAAGTTATACTCCTACTGTATTCATTGACGACACATATCAAACGCCTGTAAAGGTAATACAAGGACACGATGGTAGTATCGTAGTTGCTTACAATGATTATAGAGATGACCTCATTTTAGAACTTGAAAAGAGGATCTATAATACTAGGAGAGTAAACTATAATAACAGTATTTTCAATATACATAATGTAATAGGTGGATATTACAGGAATAATGCTGTTTCAGCATTCTTTTCTAGAAGCGATATCAACAATGTATTATTACCAGAATTTTTAAAATGGAATTCTATCATAAGCCAAGATTATAGCAGCAACTATTATTTTGATGAAGGCGATACTTTTACCTACAACTATAGTAATTTCTTTGCTCCTGATGGTGTTACGCATTTACCTGGTTGGTGGAGAGCAGTATACACATATGCTTACGACACTGATAGGCCACATACACATCCTTGGGAAATGCAAGGATTTACTATTAAACCAGTATGGTGGGATACGATATATGGTAAAGCTCCATATACTAGTGAAAACACAGTAATGTGGAATGCGATTGAAAAAGGTATAATTAACACTCCTGGATATAGGAGGACTGAATCTAGATATGCTCGTATGGGACTATCAAAGCATCTACCTGTAGATTCTAATGGTAATTTATTGAGCCCATTAGAAAGCAACTTTGTAAAAGATTTTGCTTTAATTAATGCTAAAGGAAATTATACATTTGGCGACAACGCACCAGTTGAAGCAGCGTGGAGACGTTCTAGCGAGTATCCATTCAGTGTAGTAAAAGCTATGTGTGTTCTTTGTGGCAGTGAATTTATTGGAAAAATGTGGGATAGATTTACAATAAAAAGAAATATAGCTGGACAGATTTATAATACCAATACGGGAAAAAGATTTAATACAGCAGATATAGTTTACCCAAATACACCATTAGGCAATCCCTTAGATCCAAATGTTGCTAGATCAATGAGTTGTGGGTTAGCTAATATTATTGATGATTATGTATTTTCAATTAATGCTGTAACCTTAGATACTTACAAAGAAGTAGTAAGCGGTCTCAATATTAAATTAAGCCATCGTTTAGGAGCATTTAGTGCTAAGGACAAACTCAATGTCCTATTAGATAGTAGAAGTCCAAATGCTAGTGGCACAGTTTTCTTACCTCAAGACAATTATCAAATATTCTATAATCAAAGTTCTCCAGTAGCGAGCGTAGTTTATAGTGGTGTATTAGTTGAAAAGATCACCTATCAAAATACTTCATTAATAAATCCAATGGTAGGATATAAAATTTCTGGATATGATAAGAAATACGGTGTTTTCCAGATATTTCCAGCTCTAGAAAATAAAAACGATTCTGTATTCAATGTAGGTGGTGTTACTGATACATTTTCTACTTGGACATCAGGACAGTATTATACCAAAGATTATGTTGTAAAAAATGAGAACAGTTATTATAAAGCTTTAGTAGCAAACACTGCGTCTGATAGTTTCACTACAGATATAAACAAGTGGGTTAAATTAAGCAGCTTACCTATTACTGGTGGTACTAGAGCGTTAAGAAGAACAAAGTTTTCAGATACTGTAAAAACAATTCCTTATGGAACTGTATTACCGAATATTCAAGCAGTTGTAGATTTCTTACTGGGATATCAGGAGAGATTAAAATCTGTAGGATTTAAATTTGACGATTTTAACAAAGAGCTCGGAGTAACTCTCGATTGGGAGACTAGTGCCAAGGAGTTTATGTTCTGGTCACTACAGAATTGGACACCAGGCGCTGTTATTACTTTAAGCCCTAGTGCAACCAATCTACAATTTACTCCTGTAATCACTGCATCAATTGATGATTTTAGTTCCACTGCGTTTGAATACAGTATGTTAAAAGCTGATGGTACTCCATTAAGATTAAATGCGATTAATATACATAGGATCGGAAATGGATTCACTGCAAAGCCAACTAACGCTAGCGACGGTATATATTTTGTACGTGCTAATCTAATACAAAGAGAACACGTATTATTATTAGATAATGAATCTGATTTCCAAGATATCGTATATGAAAAAGTTAGTGGATATCGTCAAGGAAGAGTTAAATTAATAGGTTTTAAAACTAGTAACTGGGACGGAGGTTATACTACTCCAGGGTTTATGTATGATTCTGCTGTTATAAATCCTTGGCAGCCTTTTATTGATTATAATTTAGGAGATATCGTAAGTTATAAGAACAACAATTATGTTGCGATTACTAATGTAGCAGGATCTACTGAATTTGATTTCGTAAATTGGAAGCAGCAAGAAAAGGTACTACCTGCAGGATTGGTACCAAATTGGGATTACAGGATTGAACAGTTCCGTGATTTTTACGATCTAAATGCTAGTATTTTTGATGTAAACCAAAAGAAATTAGCACGACACCTCATTGGATATCAAGATCGACCCTATTTAGATAATATCATAATTGACGATGTAGCTCAATTTAAATTTTATCAAGGCTACATAAAGGAAAAAGGAACATTTAATAGTATCACCAAACTATTTGATGTTCTAAGGTCAAGCGGTTTTAGTACAGCAAACTTATATGAAGATTGGGCATTCAAAGTTGGAGATTATGGAGCATCTGCTGCTTATACTGAAATTGAATTTCCTCTAGACGAAAAGAAATTTTTACATAATCCACAAGATGTAGTTCTTACACCAGATCTAGAATATCAAAATGATCTATCAATATACAATGTATCATCTGCAATGATACCTATAAAACCATATGATTATAATTCAAAACCATTTCCTGTACAAGATATTGATAGCGACCAAACAAATTACGGAATCTTTAAGTATCAAGTAGCTGGATATGTTAGATCCGATGATGTTGATCACGTTATCTATAACAGGGCTGCATTACTAAATTATGATATAACACAGTTCCGCAACGGTGATAAGATATGGTTAGGTTATACAGAAAATAATGATTGGGACGTTTTAGAATATATTGTTCTTGATATGTCTATCAAGACTTGGACAGTTGATTTTGTTACAAATTCCCACATATATCTATATTGCGACACTACTTTAGATCTTGCTAGAGGTGATATTATATCTGTATCAAATCTAGGATTAATTGACGGATCATACATAATACAAAATGTATCTGATAATATCATTACAATTTATACACTAAGCACATTAGCAACTATACCAAATTTAGTTACTAGTGGTGTTGTACACATATTAAAATCAGTTAGATATAAAAATCTAACATCTGTTTCTACTAAGATTTACAATAAATTTGATATAGTTGGAGAAAAACTCTGGATTGATCAAGATTTATCTAAAAATTGGTTAGTCTTAGAAAATACTAATGCGTTCTTTAATATAAAAGGAACGGGTAAATCAGATGAGATTCTTCCTTATAACAAATATGAAGGTCAGAAATATGGATACGATATTAAAATAAGCGCCGACAATCTATGCATGATAGTTAGTGCTCCATATGGAGACATTAATAATCAAAATCTAGACAAGGGTAAAGGAATAGTTGTTGTATATCGTCGTCCTAATAATTTAAGCAGTTGGAATTTTTCCCAAATACTTAAAATTCCAAGAGACTATACAGTTGCTTCAGCTATACCTCCAAATGAGAAATTTGGTATTTCGTTAGCTATATCTGACGACGCAAAAATGATAGCAGTAGGAACAGCTTACGCTAGTTATTTACAGAGTTTCTATAGGGGAGTATTCAACGAATATACTTCTTACTATAAGAATGATATAGTAAAATATAATGATGGAACAGCAACATTCTTGTTCAAAGCTAAAGTTAATATAGTTGGATCAGGATCTTCATTTATATATGAAAAGTGGGATCTTGTTGAATCTTATCTAGGTGATCCTGCTGGAGGAATTAGACTTGAATTAAGTTATACTAGTAAAACTACACACGGTAGTGGATATTGGGTTACATTTAGTATACCTTTACAGACATTGGCACCACCTGCGAACGGTGCAAATTATACAGTATCAGGTAATACTAATAATAACTACAACGGGACATTTGTTGCAGTAGCAACTACTACTACGAGTTTAACATTAAATTATCCTACAAACCCTGGTACATACGGTACTAGCACTATTACACAAGCAAAATACTCATCGGGTTTTGATAAACAGGGCATAGTTACTATATTCGAATATGACGAAACTGTTAGGAACTATGTATCATCAACTGTTATGGGATCTTACGATCCAAGTGAAAACGAATATTTTGGACACACATTAAAGTTTTCAAAAGATTCTGCAACAGGTGATGTATTACTATTTGCATCAAGTAATGATTACAGTTATGATAAATTTACTAAGCAAGTAATTGAAACTGCTATTAATTCAAAAGAGCTGCATCTAAACAATGTTACCGGCATAAAGATTGGTCACGAAGTACATGGTTATAAAGATCCAGTAACTAAAGAATATGTTAATCTGTTAGTTACTCATATTAATACTAATTCTAATAAAATAACTGTTGATCAATATGTAAAAATTACCAGCGGTCTTTCTCTAGATTTTATATTTGATAGAGTTGGAAGGATGCAAGTATTAAGGTTAATAAACGATTCTAATCCTAGATGGGTATTTAACAGCATACAACCTTTTGTTGCCCTACCTTCAAACAGAGGATCATTCCCACTAAGCGCATTTAATATCATTAGTAGAGCTCAATATGGATATAGTTTTGATTGTTCACCTGATTTAACAACTCTTGTTGTTTCTGCACCATTCTTAGGATCTGGTGTTGTTTACATATTTGAGATATCTAAACAAGAATATAAAACCAACTTAAATTTAGGTACAGTTGCATATTACTCATTTAGACTAACACAGGTAATTAACTCAGACACATTTATAGATGATAACGTGAATAACTTAGTTGGAGGTTATCTTTCTAATGGTGACGGATTTGGATATCAGGTAGTATTGAACAATAATACACTGTTAGTATCTGCTCCCAATAACAGCTCAAAAGGCACACATAATGGCGCATTATTTAATTTTAAGTTAAACACTGAAACTAATCTTTATCAACTACAAGAAGTAATCATACCACCAACAACAAATACATATGCATATGAAAGATTTGGTACTTCGTTATCAATTAATCCTCAAGGTAATGTTTTAGTTGTGGGTGCTAAGGGAGGTCCCTCTGTACTTGATACAACTTTTGATTCTTATGCCAAGGGATTATACAATGATTATTTGATTAATCTAACAGCAGTAACATCAATTAGTGAAAATAATTATATTGAATTTAGTATACCTTTCCAAGATACTGCTCCATTAGTTGACATAATTTATTCTATTTCAGGAAATGATAATGAATGGTTCAATCATAATTTTATAGCTACTGATAGTACACAAACATCTATAACATTTAAATTTGATTACGATCCTGGATCATTTGGAACTGGTAATACAGTAGCTACTAATCCTAATTTAGGTTATGTTTTAGATCCTAATAGTACTTCAATTACTCCAACTACATTTGATAACAATTCAACAAAGTTTTACGATCAAATACCTTTCACTGGCGCAGTTTATGTTTATAATAGATTTGATAATAACTTTATCTATGCTGATAGATTAACTCCAACTGACAGTTTATCAGCAAATGACGATTTTGGATTTAGTCTCTTTGCTTCGGAAAACTGTGTAGCAATAGGTACACCTAACAGGACATTTGCCGGAGTACCATACGGATCTGCATTTATTTTTAACTATGATACGACTAGCTGGCAGAAATTAAGAGAAGCAACTCCATTAGTAAGCATTGATAAATTTAAAAAATCTTTCTATTATAATACCGCTACAAACAAGCTGATAGGAAACTTAGATTTATATGATCCTGCTAAGGGAAGAATACCTGCTATCGCAGATCAAGAAATAAAATATCAAACTTATTATGATCCAGCAGTTTATCAATATCATGGCGATAATACTTTAGCAACAAACACTGACCAAGTTTGGACAGATACTCATATTGGCGAAGTTTGGTGGGATATATCAACGATCAAGTATACTTGGTACGAACAAGGAGATGCTACTTATAGGAACCTACAATGGGGACAAATGTTCCCAGGATCAGTAGTTAATGTATACGAATGGGTCGAATCAAAATACCTACCTAGCAAATATGCAACTATAGCTGATACAGGCGCTGGATTAGCTGCGGGTATAAGTGGAACACCTAAAGATACAACTGATGTTACATATAGCACTAAAACAAAATATGATAAGATTAGTGGTATTGTTACCACACTCTATTATTTCTGGGTGAGCAATCGTACTATAGTTCCACCATTTATGAACAGGAAACTAAGTGCTAACGATATTGCTAATTTAATATCTGATCCAAAATCTCAAGGTTATAGAACAGTTAGCATAACAAGTGAAAACAGTTTATCTTTGACAAACGTTAAACCTAAACTCATTGGCAAAAATGTTTCATTGAATCTTCAATTTTATGAAGTTGATAATACAGATTTAGCAATACATAGAGAATATGTTTTAATAACCAACGGTGATAAGAATACGGTCATTCCAGAACTATTAGAAAATAAATGGTTTGATAGTTTAATCGGATCTGACGTCGTTGGTAATTCAGTTCCTGATAGTAAATTAAGTCTAAGGCAGCGTTATGGCAATTTAATTAGCCCACGTCAGTCTTGGTTTGTTAATAGGGTAGAGGCATTAAAACAGAATATTGAATATATAAATTCTGTTTTACAGGATTATAATCTATCAAATAATGTCAATTTAACAAATCTTAAAAAACAAGATCTTCCACCTTCTCTAGAGTCCGGAGAAATTGATGTTATTATTGATACTGTAGAAGAATTAAAATATGTCGGAACTAACGGATTAATAACTTCGCAATTATCATTAATACTTAAAGATGGAAAGTTACTAGATTGTTATATTGATAATCCAGGATATGGATACGGCAAAAACAGAGTTTATCAATCAGTTGAAGGCGCAAATGGCATTGAGCCCGTATTATGGTACGGCCCAACTTGTAAAATAGTAGGTACTACTGGCTCTGGAGGAGAGATACAAACAGTTATAGATTCATATGGTTCAATTGTTTCTGCAAAGATAACTAAAAGAGGTCAAGGTTACAATAGTATACTTGGTCCTACTGGTACTGATATTGGAACAACTGTTGTTGTTAGAGATTTTACAGTATTAGTATCGTCGGATTCGGAAGCAAATAACGGATGGAGTATACATACTTGGTCGTTTGTTAACGACGTTGAAGCAGAGAGATATCGTGTTGCAATACAGAGTAGTCTATCATTACTAAATCAAAATTTCTTAAAAAATTGGCTTAGGATTAAAACACAATCATATAATGTTGCAAATTACTGGAAATTTGTTGATTGGTATGCATCAGGTTATACTGCACAATCAGATGTTAAGTATATCATAAATCATACAAGTGATTTAGCAACATTAACATCTAATGTTGGAGATTTAATAAAAATAACAAATGCTGGTCTCGGTGCTTGGTTGTTAATGGTAAAAATAGCTAATACCGGCGATCCAGATTTTACTATTGATTATCAAGTAGTAGGTCAACAGAATGCTACTATACAGCTTTTAAGTTCTCTTTACAATTATAACAGTGATCTTGGCTATGATGAAAATTATAGTTTTGATCTAGATTTATATGATTCTAATCCTACAACAGAATTAAGGATTATATTAGAATCTATAAGAGATGATATCTTTGTAGGAAATCTAAGAATTGAATATGTAAATCTATTCTTCAACACTATACATTATATTTTAAGTGAGCAGCATTTTACTGATTGGTTTTTCAAAACCAGTTTCTTAAAAATGAGTCAAATTGTAGGAAACCTAAATCAAAATCCTACATTCCAAACAGATCCGTTAGCTGATTACGAATCATATATTGAAGAAGTTAAACCTTACAAGACTAAAGTGAGAGAATTTATAAGTTCTTATCAAGGATATGATTATTCTCACAATACTGTTTCCGATTTTGACTTACCTAGCCATTATAATCCAGAAACTAAAAAGCTTGAAGCAGTTGATCAGTATTCAACTTATATAAACACATATCCTTGGGCTAATTGGTTAGAAAATCATACATATCAAGTAACAGATATTGTAATAAATCAAACCGGTTCAGGATACATTTATAGACCAGTGGTTGTTATAAGTCCACCTGTTGCAAATGCAATTGTTTGGATAAAAGCCACAGTTTTAAACGAGAATACATATATCTCATTTAATCACAACTATTACATAACAACTTCAGCTGGAACTACTGGAACAGTTCCACCAACACACACTAAAGGTTCGGTGTTAAATGGAACTGTTATGTTTACTTACGTAGCTACTGATGCAACAGCATCGGCATATATTGCTTCAGGTGTGCTGGCTGAAATCGTGTTAGATAATCCAGGATATGGATTCTTATCTTCACCAATTGTAACTATACGTGGCGGAAATAACTCAGTCGGATTTGTTCCTGCAACTGCTACAGCATTTATTGGAAACAGTAAAGTTAGAAGCATGACGCTTAAAATGAAATTTGATAGATATCAAAAAAATTATTATGTTGAGAATTTTAGATACACTGACACATTTGAAGTTACAACATTGCAGTCGTCGTTTAAACTAACTTATGCTCCTGAGCTAGCAAAAACTAAATTTGCAATAACTGTTGATAACATCGAGTATTATGGATCTCAATTTTCTATATCTGTAACACAAGAGTTACACGATACATATAGTTCTATGGTCGGAACTGTTAAATTCTCAGAAGCAATTGAGGGCATTAGATTATCTAACGGAGCAATACAACCTAGGACTGTTGTAATTTCTTATTACAAGAATATCGGAATCTATGGTGCAGCAGACAGGATCAATTACGCATACGCCCCAACTAGTGGTCAGTATGGTAAAGATTTATCACAACTTATGACTGGTATAGATTACGGTGGAGTTGAATTTACTAGCATTGCGTTTGATATTGTTGGTGGTTGGGACGTATTACCTTGGGATATTAGTTCTTGGGATACGATTGTTACTATGAATGACGATTACGTTATTAAATTTAATAATGATTCTGAACTGACTAATTCATTTATGTTACCGTATACTCCCGAATCTGGAGATATAATAAACGTCTATATAATTCTTAAAGGACAAACAGATACTGTTAGGGTGGATACCACTGATTATCCAGTCGATTACGGAATAGCCATTTATGGACATCCATTCCATTCTATGACTGGCACGTTTGATAAAACAACCAGCATAGTGCTTAACAGTTTAGTTTATTCTGCAACAATCTCGTACCCAACAAGATATAATGCTATTACTAATATTACTACTATCTATATAGACATATTCACTAATTATGGTATTGAAACTTATTATGAGTTTCCTCAACCATTAGCAGGGTGGTTTATAGATTCTAATCCTATATCTTTTGATGCGATAAGACACAATTATAATACTTGGAGCATACAGTTACGGGGCAATTATGAATTAGATTTTGAATTAAACGCAACTTATGATTTAGAACCTCCTGAGGAAGACTATATCGAAATAACAGATACTGAATCTAATCTATTCAATTTTGGTCACGATGATTTTACTATAGAATTTTTTGTTAAACCCTTTAAAGAACCAACAGAAAATAATACTCCAATACTTTCTATTGGAGAAGCTCTCCCTGGAAAGCATATAGTGATAGGTCAAAATATAAATGGAAACGGTGTTGGATTTAATATTCCGTTCAATGACAATATTAGCGACGAATATACTGGGTTTACTAATTTACCTCTAGATACTTGGACACATCTAGCACTAGTTAGAAAAAATTCCGTTGTCTATTTCTTCATTGATGGGGTGTTACAAGAAACTATAGATCAACCTAGCTTTAATTTTACTGCGACTGATACATTATTGATAGGTACCGGTATGCAAGATTCGGACGGATTCTTTAGGGGATCGATAAGCAATCTTAGGATATTAAAAGGAAACGGATTATATACTGTTAATTTTGCAGTTCCGCATCTTCCGTTAACTGCGATTGCTAATAATACATCATTGTTAGTATTAAATTCTGAAATTTTAACAGCATCGTTCATTGGTGATGGTATTGAAAATACGATAAACCTTGAACTACTTGGATATTTAAATCCAGGTGATCAATTAATTTTCCGTAAGAGCACTAGCGATGGAACTATACTACCAAACGATCAGTCTCTCCTTGATTCATTAATATCAGGCGGAGATCTAGGATACGCATCAGCAAGAGGCATTGATCCTGATGAAATAATCATTGATGGCGATGAATTTGTTTCTGCTGATACTTCTGGCGGTCCTGAAGAATTAGTACAGGGACATATAGTTGATACTGTTGACATTAAAGTTTATGATGCGCCACCAACTGGCGGTCCAAAAATAACCATTAGTAATTACATTGGCGATGGCACTACATCTTCTTTCCCAATTGGAACATTACCTCCTACTAAAGATTCAGTTGTAGTATTTGTTAATAAATTGTATCAAACATCAACAAGTGTTGATTTCTTAAATAAAACTGTTAGCATACTTGACGATGGTCAAAATCCAAACCCACCATCATTGAGTAGTAAAGTAACTATACTCACAATAGATACTGCTGGATATGATATTCTATCAAGAGAAGTATATATCGGCGATGCTGAAACTACAGATTTTGTAACTAAAGCAAGATATACTGCAAATAATGTAAGCGTTTATATATTAATAGATGGGATTGAATCACCTGCATCTGTTGTTACAAGTAATATAGATAATCCAAATGCTGGAAACGTTGTTGTTAGACTGAAAGAGCCACCAGCTGTTAACAGTCTTATACAAATAATGGTATTCAGAGGAATCATACAAAAATACAGTAAAACAAGTAATGAAATTATTCCGGTTAGTGCTTCTAATGTATATCGACTAACTAGAGTTCCAGGAAACGCATTGCCGCTATCGGCATATGTTTGGGTAATTGTTACATATAGCGTTAATGGTGTAAAGAAACAGGATTTCTTAAGGGCTCCTGACTACGAGAACTTTACATATCCTAATCCTATAATATTAGATAGTTTACGTTATTCGGCACACACTCTCGAATTAGGTTCAGTAAATGTATACAAGAATAATATAAAATTATTAGAGATACGTGATTATATATTTGATAATATGAACAATCAAATACACCTAACAGCTGGAACTGCGGTTTCAGGTGATAAGATCATAATAGAAATATTAAGAGATCACGATTTTGAAATTAGTGATTCAACTTTGGTCATTACAAAAAATTATAACCTACTTAACAAAGATTCTATCATACTCACTACATTTACCAATCACGATCAATGGGATATCGTACGTGAAAACAAGGAATTTACATTTACTAATGGATACGAATCTGTGTCTTACGATATAACTCAATACGATACTTTTGGCACTAGTATCAATACATCTGGTATATTTAATTTACCTCGCACAGTATCAGATAAGAGCGCAGTATTAGTTTCTATTACTAGAGAATTGTTAACTCCAGACGTTGATTATGTAGTTCTAGATAATATGAAACAGATTAAGGTTATACTTCCTGATATCTTAACCAAGAAAGATTACATAGAAATTATAACTACTAATCCTAAAGTATCTCAAAATAGTTTTGGATTTAGGATCTTTAAAGATATGTTGAACAGGATCCAATACAAGAGGATGGATAACAAGAAGACAGTAATCTTAACTAAAGATCTAAATTATTTCGATACTACGATTGAAGTTGATGACGGATCAATATTAGATTTACCCAATAGAAACAATAACCTTCCTGGTGTAATCAACGTCAATTTTGAAAGAATTGAATATATGGTAAAAACTGGAAATGTATTAAGCCAATTACGTCGCGGCACATTAGGTACTGCTATTAATGTTCTAGTTCCTGCAGGAACAGCACTAACAAGTATGAGTTATAGTGACACTATTCCTTATACAGATAGTGAAATTAAAAATACATTTATCGCTGATACTGCAATATTAGAGAATATTGGAATACTATTAGGTACTAGCAGTGGAATAATATATGGTACAGAAATGATCGCTCCAGATCATGCTGTACCTGCTGTTATAACAATAAACAATATTGATATAGCATTTAATTTAGAAAGTGTCTATGCTGGTGGAATAGTTGCTAATAGGAATATAATTAAAAACGCCATTAATTCATATACTAATATAACTGGAGTATCAGCTGATAGAGTTGTTAACATTGATCATCCTGCTGTTGACAATGATACAAAGGGTATTGATCTAATCCCAACAAAGATTAATATTTCTGTGATAGATTATGTAAGTACAACTAGCAATCATCCTTATCTAATTACATTCACTATCCCTGAACAGCCTATCGCATTATCTCTAGGCCAGGGTTATAGTATAACTGGTAGTTTAAACACGGATTATAACGGTACATATGAACTAGTTAGTTCAACAGTTAACGAAATAACATTGGCATATCCAATCGATCCAGGAACATACCTAAGTAAGATAAACATACGTTCATTTGCATCAAAAACTGGACAAGGTCCATATTTTGTTACATTTAACATACCTGTTTCTAACACTGCTCCGACAACTGGTATAGCTTATAATATTGAAGGTAATATAAATCAGAAATATAATACTTCTTATTATTCTTCTACAATCATTGCTACTTCAAGCACTGTTTCTACTATAACATTTAGATATCCAACAGATCCAGAAATTTATATCACAGATATAGTAGTAATTTCTAAACTTGATACAGTAGCAATGGGTCCTAACAATACTGCACCATATCGTGTAACTTATAATATTACTCCTCAGGATATCGTTCCAGATACAGGAATCTATTATAATGTTGCTGGCGCTAAAGGTGTAACAGATTATTCTATACAGTCAGAATTCCAAAATGTATCTTTCTACAACGGATTATATGTTGCAGTTGCTAGTACGCACACTACAATAACATTGGAATATCCAACTGATCCTGGAATATTTGCAGGTGCTGCTACTGGTGCTGTAATTAGACTTAGTAGTTTAGGAAAAATAAGTTCAAATACTAAATTAAATAGAGATGCTCCTAGCACTATTATTGTAGGTAATTCATACATATTACCATTAAATTATGTACCAAGAGTTACTGAGTCAACTGTAGCTGTAGATAATACTTGGTACAGAGAAACTATTCCTACATCATATGGTCAGAATGACGAAATGGAAGTATTTGTAAATGGCATTAGGATGAACAAAGCACCATTACTTGTGTACGACCAAACACTAGCACAAGATAGTTACAATGGTGCAGGTGACCGACAAATTGAAGCAGACTATAGTGTTAATGGTGTTGATAGTGCAATACGATTTACAAATGTTCCAACTCCGGGTTCAACTATTAAAATAGTGGTTAGAAAAGGTACTACTTGGTATAAACTAGGTGAGACAGTACCTTTTGCATTTAGTGAAAGTAGGGTTGCTAAGTTCATTACATCAACTTCGGTTGATTTACCTAAATAAATAAAGAGAGTGATAAATGGATAAGAAAAAAGTTAATCAACAGGATCAGGACAAGAAAATGACCAGGAAACCAGATGAAAAAGGCGCCTTTAATATTGAAGGACATATCAAGATTTTCGATCCCGAAAGTGGTCAGGTCTTTGTTAACAAGAGAAATGCTATCCATTATGAAAATATAAGCATAGCTCTAGCAGCAAGCCTGTCTAATCAGGGCACGAGTTATATCTATCAAATGGCATTTGGTAATGGTGGAACATATGTTGATCCGACTGGAATTATAACTTATCTCACACCGAATACTGTTGGTGCTAACAGCAGTCTTTATAATCAAACCTTTGTTAAAGTTGTTGACGGTAACAGCGTTGCAAATTTAGATCCATTGAGAAATAACATACAAACAATGCATACTACAGGTAATAACTATACTGATTTGATAGTATCTTGTTTACTAGATTACGGCGAGCCTACTGGACAAGGAGCATTTGATAATGCAACTGGTCTAAATGATTTGTATACTTTTGATGAACTAGGACTAGTAGGATACAATCCTAACGGTGATGGAAAATTATTAACTCACGTTCTATTTCATCCAGTGCAAAAAAGTTTGAATAGGTTATTACAGATTGATTATACTGTTCGTATACAAAGCTTATCGGGGTATAGTGCATAATGGCTTACAAAATACAATTTACTAACAATACTAACAATGCACCATTAGTAGTCAATGATAATACTATTAATACACAGACGAGTTTAGCATTTCCTGGCAGGAACGTTGTTGGATTCTCAACGATTATTGGTGAGGATTTTTTACACCTCCTAGAAAACTTTGCTGATTCAGCTTCTCCAAGCAATCCAGTTGAAGGTCAGTTATGGTACGATAATAGTGAAGGAAGCACACAGCTACGTATATATGATGGACTCAATTGGATCCCAGCAGGATCAGTTAATAAATCAACTAAAGCTCCAAATTCCGGTTCGGTTGGAGATTTGTGGATAGATACTTTACATCAACAATTATATCTATATTCTGGTACTAACTGGGTACTAGTTGGACCAACATTTAGTTCGGGTTTAAAAAGTGGATTACAAGTTGAAATTATTTTAGATTCGTTAGGAATTGAAAAAACAATCCTATCAACATATCTAAATGATCAGATTATTTCTATATATTCTACGGCAGCATTTATACCAAAGACAACTATAAGTGGTTTTACTACTATTAAACCCGGAATAAACATTAGTACTAATAGTTTTTCTGATGGATCAATTGGTACTAAACTCTGGGGTACTGCCGAAAAAGCAGAATCATTAATTGTTAACGGTACCACAATATCAGCAGCAAGTTTTTTAAGATCAGATTCAGAAGGATTAACAACATATCCATTATCTGTTAAGACAGATACTGGTATCAGCGTTGGAACAGAAAATCAGCTTAAACTACAATTATCAGGTTCTGTAGGTACACTTTATCATAGTACTTCTCAATCAGCTTTAGATTTAAAACTAAACATTAGTGGACAAGCAACTACTATTATGAGATTAGATGCAACAACCGGAAACGTTGGTATTAACAATTTAAATCCTCAAGCAAAATTAGATGTTGCCGGAACCGCAAAGATTAGTGGTGATGTGCATATTACTAGTGTAACAGACTCTCTCACATCATCAACAGGCGCACTAATTGTTGATGGCGGAGTAACTATTCAAGGTAATGTTAATTTAAACAGCGACACATATAATTCAGGTACACTTTATCTAAATTACGGTGAAGGATTATCTCAGAGTGGAGGACCGTATCCAGGAATGATGCCAACTACAGATAGCAATATAGATTTAGGTGGCACTAATTCATCAATGGGATATTATCCGTTTGGTACTATTTACGCCAACAAGTTTGTTGCTGCTAATCAGGGATCTTTTGTTGGTAATTTAACTGGTAATATTTCTGGAAATAGTATATCAACAACTAGATTACAAGCAAGCACTCGATTTACTATGGACGGTGATGTTACTTCGTCAGGATTTAGTTTTGATGGTCTAACTGGCGGAACTGCTTATGCGATTGACACAACAGTTGGAACTTTAGGATTTGTAAGCAAGACCGGTAGCGGACCTTATTTTGTTACTTTTGCTATCGTAATACAACCTGTTAAACCGCCTGTAGGAAATAGTTATATCGTATCTGGAAATAATAATCCATCTTACAATGGAAGTTATACAGCTACAGGAAGCACAACAACAACTATTACTCTACAATACAATACTAATCCAGGAGTATATGGTGCTGGAACTACAACAATAACTGCGGGAACTGGTCTAGTAAAAACATTTACTACAAAATTAGGTTCTGATTTGATTGCTTCAAAGGAAGAAGTAACCGATTCAAGTGATTCAGATGTATTGTTAATTTATAGACCAAGTGCTGGACTTAGGAAGACATCAAAACCAAATTTTGTAAAAACTCTACCTCTAGTTCCAGTTGGGAGCATTTTTCCTTTTGCTGGACTGAGAGAAAAAGTCCCAACTGGATATCTCTTATGTGACGGTAGTGAGCAAGAACAAGCAAAATATTTAGATTTATTTTCTGTCATAGGATATACATACGGTGATCCTTTAAAATTAAAAGGTAGGTATAGCTTTAAAATTCCAGACCTTAGAGGTAGATTTGCTTTAGGTCTAGATAATATGGACAACGGAAATACAGTTAGTACTATTAATGGTGCTCAAAAAACTATTACTACTCCAGCAAATGTTGTTACTGATCCCGCAGCAAAAACAATTGGAAATGTTAGCGGAAGCCAAACATATACTTTAGATATTAACAATGTACCGCCACACCAACATAAACTTGTTGGCGATAAAGGAACTCAGTTTTATGCTCTAAATACAACTACAACTACACCAACAGACAGTGGTTCTAGTAAAAATTTAGGAGCTGCATCTTCGGGAGGTCAGCGTATTGATAGGACTGGAGATATATTATTTGGACCTACAGCAGCACAGCCGCTAACTGTTATGAATCCTTTTATGAGTATTAATTACATAATATATGCAGGAAAGGTTTACACAACATAATGGCATACACAATTAATTTAACAAATGGCGATACAAAAACTACTATTTTAGATGGAAGTATCAATAATTCAACAGATCTTACTTTAATAGGAAGAAATTACACCGGATTTGGTGAGGTACTTAATGAAAATTTAATTAAACTTCTAGAAAATTTTGCCAATAAAACTCCCCCAACTAAGCCGTTACTTGGACAAATATGGTTTAATTCACTAACTTCAGCTATAGAAGTTTATACAACAATAGGATGGAGATCTGCATCCGGACCAATAGTCAGTGATACACAGCCGTTAAATCTTACTACTGGAGATTTTTGGATTGATAGTAGAGAAGATCAGTTATATTTTTATGATGGCACTAATTTAGTACTAGTTGGACCCACTTGGGGAAAAAGCCAAGGAGTTACCGGTCTTAAATCTGAAACAGTTTTTGATGAATTAGGCAATCCTAAATCAATACTAGTACAATATATAAACGATAATATATATTCGGTATTATCTAATGCAGCGTTTACCCCATCTCCTGCTATAACAGGATTTACTTCAATACAGGTAGGTTTCCAGATTAGCAGTGCGTATAGTTCAAATTTCTATGCTACTGTATCTAATTCTACAAAGTTTGATGGGCTTACTAGCGATCAGTTTATGAGATTGGATAGAAATCAAATTACAACTGGGTCTCTATCTATAATGAACAACGGTGGATTAGTATTTGGTGCTAGGAGCATTGGTAATTTATATGTTCCGGAATCTACTAATAAAGTAGCTCTTAAAAATAATACAAATGGCGGAGTAGTGTCTCTGCAAACTACCGATAATTCTGGTAATATTAATGATGCAGTTTATGTAGACGGAACTCATAACCGAGTAGGAATATTTAACACTTCTCCAACTGTAGAATTAGAAATAACTGGTACTTCAAAAACTACTAATTTAACTGTAACTACTTCTGCTACAGTTGGCGGGTTAACGTTATCAACAAATTATATTTCTAGCGCATCAGACATACATTTATCACCGTCTGTAACAGGAAATATAGTTTTATCAAACACTCCTAAAATTACTGGATTAGCAGCTCCTACATCTGGCACAGATGCAGCTAATAAAACTTATGTTGATAACAACATCAAATTATCAACACTATCTCTTACATTTATTGATAATGGCTACGAAGCTGATGTTACTGGAACTATTATACTGTTATTAAATGATATTGCAAAACCTACCGAATATTATACTGGAAGACTAGCATACGTACACGTACAACACATTGATTTTACAAGTAGAGCAGTAACAAGATCTCTCAAAAAATTCCAGATTAGTGGATCTGCGTGGCAATTCGTATCAAATTTAACTAGCAGTATATGATAAATATCTTAAACATATGATTCGGGAGTCTTAGAATGCCATATCAAATTACCCACTTTTCTGGTGTACCATTAGTAACTGTGGATGACGGCACCATCGATCAAACAACTGACCTTAGATTAGTCGGTAAAAATTATGCTGGATATGGTGCGATACAGAATGACAATTACGTTTATCTATTAGAAAATTTTGCAAATTCTACCAGCCCACCAAAGGCAATACCTGGACAATTGTGGTATGATAACGGTACTAATAAGTTAAAATTCTATGATAAGAACCTTAATTGGAGGACAACAGGCGGCACTACTACATCAACTTCAGCTAGCCCTCCAACAGGGTTAACTGCTGGAGATCTTTGGTATACAACTGATAAAAAGCAGCTTTATGTATTCAATGCTGATCAAAGCACTACATTAATTGGACCACAATCAGTAACTGGAGCTGGTCAAGCAGGTCTAGAAACTGTTAATGTTCTCGGAACTGATGCACTAACACATACTATAATTTTAGGTTATATTAACGGTGCCGTAGATTTTATAATGAGCGGAGACGCATTTACATTAAACAGCGTTTCTAATCCAATTTTAGGTTTCACTGATATTGCCCAAGGTATAACTTTAGTAGATAGTGCTACTGGCATCACTACTAGTGGTTTTAGATTTAGAGGCACTGCTTCAAACGCAGAATCATTAAATGGTGTTTCAGGCAACAACTACGCCACTAAAAATTCACCAACATTTACCGGAACAGCACATTTTCCAAATACAGGTTTAACAGTTGGTACTGACAGTAACGATCTATTAGTTTACATTGATACTGGTAATAACAGACTAGCAACTATACAAAATCAAGTATCTTCTAAAATAGCATTTAAGGTTAAAGACACAACAAGTTCTACAGTAAGAATACCATTAGTACTTGATTCGATGACTGTTGTTCCAGGTGTTGATTCTGTATACGATCTAGGAACTAGTTTATTAAAATGGAATAATGTTTGGGTTGGAACAGTACATTCAAACGATCTTTATGGCACAGTACACGGAACACTAAGTGGTACAGCAGATAAATCTAATACTTTACTATTAAATGGCATCTACGTATCTGCTGTAGCAACTGCTACTGCTAATACTATAATGGCAAGAGATAGTAATGCTAGTACAGCAGTAAACGTATTAACAGCATCAAATCTTAATGCTACTAATATTTCAGCTACAACAATAACAGCAACTACTATAACTGGTACAGCAACTAAAGCAGATACATTAAAGTACGGAACTATCTATGTCTCAGCAACAGATACTGCTACTGTTAGTTCAATAGTAGCCAGAGATTCAAGCGGTAATTTTGCAGCTAATATTATAACTGGAACAGCAACTAGGGCAAAGTACGCTGACTTGGCGGAAAAATATATTGGAGATACAGATTATGAGCCAGGCACAGTTGTAGTGTTTGGTGGCGAATTTGAAATTACTACAACCTCAACAGTTGGTGATACTAGAGTAGCTGGTGCTATATCAACAGCGCCAGCATATTTAATGAATGATGATTCAGACGGACTTCCGGTAGCATTGAGAGGTAAAATTCCAGTAAAAGTTATAGGTAAAGTTTCCAAAGGAGACTGTCTGATTACAAGTAATGTTCCTGGTTATGCTATGGTTGCAGATTTAGATAACATATCAAAAGTTTCTATTTTTGCTAAAAGTTTAGAGGATAAGAATGATACTGATTTAGGCACCATAATGGCAGTTGTATTATAAGATAGAAGTTGGAGATATTTAAATGCCAGTAGTTGGTGATATTATAACTGCCGATAGTTATAACAGTTTACAATCAGCTGTTTATAATATTTTAGGTGCAGGAACAGGACAGTTTGGATACGGTAAAAATTTAAACAGTATACCTGTTACTGCTGGTTCTGATATCTTAGCATCACAGTGGGCAAGTCTAAAGGTTGATATCTTAACTGCTGCATATCATCAAGGTACTGTATCAGTAGAAAATATACAAAATTTACCTACAGCCAATTTAAATAATGATTTCTATCTAACAAATGAAGATTATACATTTTTCCAACTTGCTATATCAACAATACAGGCTAATTCTTTTGCATTAGGAGCAGGTCAATATAGTGATGAAAGTATGCTTACTCCAGCTGGCGGACCAGTAACTAGTGTTAGGACTACAAGTTGGGCAAATCTTAGTAAACCAACTGTATCTCATAATTTTACAGTATCTTTTAATAATTCCGCGGATGCTAGATACTTTTTTAATGCAGGCGGATCTATACGTTTAACACCTAGCATAACTGGTAGCTCAAATACTAGTCAAAATAGGGCATGGACTCGTTTGCTTACTGCTATAGGAACCGTTATATTTGATCATAGCACTACTACTGCAAGTGCTGGATCTGGGTCTGCGATAGGATTTTATAATTTAACAACAACTCCAAAGACAGTTTTTACTGCCCAAGGATCAGGAAGTTATGCTGTTGCAGCATATGCATCATCTACATATGTAGTTAAAATGAGTTGTGATGTTGCAAATAATTCTAACGGTGGTGCTACTCAAATATTTGTAACTATCAATTTTAATGATAATCATACCAATGCTCATAGCATTAATTATAGTGATTCAGTAAATGGAACATTAACCTCTGCTGTAAATATTAGAAGAGCATCTGGATCCTATGTAAGTGTAGTTGCACCTAAAGGCACAAACACTACATTACTAAGTGCTTAATTTTTTAAGTATCGTCGATTTTTCTTTATGATAAATATGATAAGGGATTAATTTATAATGACGATAGCTGCTGGCTCAAAAATATTAGCAACTGATTATAACACTATACAATCAAATATAGTTAATATTATTGGTGCAGGTTCTGCTCAATCTGGATACGGATTAACATATTCTGCAACACCGGTTGCTGGATCAAATTATAGTAGCATAGCTCTTAGCAATGTTAAAATAACAGCAGCACATTGGGCTACTCTCAAAGCTGATATACTCTTAGCAGCGTATCACCAAGGTATAACTTCAAATACATCAATACTATCCTTAGTTGGTGCAAGTTTTACTGGTGTTATTTCTTCAACAACTTTAACTGTTTCGTCTGTAACTGGAACGATTGCTATTGGTGATCCAGTATGGGGAGCTAATGTTACTCCAGGAACTTATATAACAGCCGGCAGTGGAACAACTTGGACTATAACCCCATCTCAAACTGCTGCATCTTCTGCTATGCGTTCGGGAGGAAATATACAAGCTGGTGATAGGATTACAGCAAAAGAAACAACTATTTTTCCAACTGCGGTTACGGCGATCACTACAAATCAGTTTCTTAATGCTGAATATAGTGATGAATCATTTAGCCCAACACTCACAAACTCTAGGACAACTTCTTGGGGAAGCGCAGTAAATCCCACAGTGACCCATGCATTTACTATAGATTTTACTACAAGCGCCAATGCACGATATTATTTCAATTCTGGTGGTAATATACAAATGAGTGCTTCTAGATCAGGTGGCACAGTTTCTACACAGAATACTAATTGGTCAACTTTATTAAGTTCAATTGGTACTATATCTTTTAACTATAACAGTACTGTGCGTAGCGGAACTGGCGGTACGGGATCTTCAATTGGTTTTTATAATTTAACTACTACTAATCAAACAGTGTTTACTGGATCCGGTACGGGATCGTATTCTACTAATACGTATACAGTCTTAATGCGCTGCGATGTAGCATCAAACACTACTGGTACAGCTCGATACGTATATGTAACAATAAATTTTACCGATACACATAATAATACATTTAGTGATTCAGTTGATGGCACATTAACATCTACGATCGCACGACGCAGAGCAACTGGAACTCACGTCGTTGCTACTGCTCCAACAGCATCCAATACTACGTTGCTAACAGCGTAACCAATATCTCCTCTCTGTAATTTAGAATATTATAATTACTCTTATAAGAGGAGAACGCCGTATGGACGAACGTTTAAAAGCAGCACTCGATTCTGCTAACTTTATGATTACTTTCAGTAATCAAAGAGAATTGATTAAGCAAACATTTAAAGAGAATTGTCTTTATCACGAAGGCGGTCGTCGATTTACTATCAATAGAGAACTTATTAATTTCCTATCTACTTTACGATCTCGTGGACTAATTGAAGATGTAGTAATAATGGATGATATGGAAATGCCCTATATGATCAAAGATGTAGAAAAATTCTTAGATAAGATTTTTGATATCTACATGGAAAGTTCAAACCAATATTATGTCAGTAACACGGAGCTTATGAAGAATAGATCAACAAATAAGATAGTAGGACTATAAATGGAAAAAACTAAGGGAATTTTACTATTTGCCCATAATAATTCAGAAATGGATTATATTAGGTTTGCATTAATTTCTGGAATGTTTGCCCAACATTACCTAGATGTTCCTGTCAGTTTAGTTACTAATGTCGGGTCAATTAAATGGTTAGAAGATACTATTCCAGATTCATTTAAGTTTTTTGATAAGATTATTTTTACTGACGAAATACCAACATATACGAATCAAAAAAGACAATTTAAAGATGGATCTCAGACTTATAAAATTAGTAATTTTAATAACGGTTATAGGACACGTTGTTATGAATTTTCTCCCTACGATAAAACACTAGTAATAGACACAGATTTATTAATAATGAATGATAAACTAAAAGATGTATGGAATACTAATGTTGATTTTATGATAAATTCGATACACTATGATTTGTCTCTTGATAGAAATAAAGATGAATTTAAAAGAGTCAGTGATACCAGTATAGATTTTTATTGGGCCACAGCATTTTATTTTGAAAAAACTAAAAAAACAAAAATATTTTTTGATCTTTGTCAACATATTTTAGAAAATTATGATTATTACAGTTTTATGTATCAAATTGATAGCTCACTCATACGTAATGATTATATTTTTAGTATTGCGATCCATATAATGAATGGATTTACTAATCAAAATCCTCCAGTAACATTACCTTGCAATATATATTATACTTTAGACACTGATGAATTGTTGCAAATTACTGACGACAAAAATCTGTTATTTTTAATAGAAAAATCAAATTGTTTAGGAGAATATACTTTAGCGAAAACATCTAATCAAAATGTGCATATAATGAACAAATATAGTTTTTTTAGGAATTCTAAAGAATTATTAAGGATGATACATAGTGACTAAGGGTTATTTAATATTTGCACAAAATAATAAATCGGATGATTATGTTAAGATGGCGTATGTACTTGCTATGAGCATAAAGCTTACCCAAAAAACGATAGCTAATGTTACCTTAGTAACAGATATTCCAGACGCTGTGCAAGAACATTGGAAAGATGTATTTGATGAAGTAATTGCTAATCCCTGGAGTGATGATGCTTGGTTTTCTACTTGGAAGATAGAAAACAGATGGAAATTATATACCGTTTCTCCATATGATGAAACAGTGATACTTGATGCTGATATGTTATTTTTATCTGATGTCAGCTATTGGTGGGATTATCTATCAAATCATAATATGTGCTTTGTTACAAAATCTAGAACATATCGAGGTGAAGTAGCTGACGATTCATTTTACCGACGCACATTTATAGAAAATAATCTACCAAATCTCTATAGCGCATTTTTTTATTTTAAGAAATCTGATGAGACATCTGAATATTGGAACACGGTTAAAACTATAACTCTTAATTGGAAGTTATTTTATAAAAAATTCTTACCCCAAGAAACTCCAAAACGTTTGTCAATGGATGTTGTGTTTGCACTTGCTGCTAAGATGCATGGAATATCAGATGATGTTACTAGTAGCTTTGATTATCCAACTATAACACATATGAAAGCACACGCACAAAATTGGAAATCAGCGGAGTCTAAGTGGAACACACAAATTGGATCATATATGAATAATAATGGATCTTTAAAAATTGGGAATTATCAACAATCGGGTATATTCCATTATACTGAAAAAGATTTCTTAACACCCCATATTTTCAAAGTTTATGAAACCTTATATAGGAAATCAATAGATGGATGATATCTTTAAAAGATTAAAAGAATTAGAAGAAGGCAATTCTAATAACAGGCTATATGTCTATTATGAACCATCTAACGGAAAAGTAATCCATATAAGGAATTATGAAGAAATTGATATTTTTCCATACATATCAGTCCTTGAAACAGAATTTGGTGAAGAAAATCGAGATTTAAACAATTATCGAGTGATTGAAAAACAAGGTGAATTTAAGTTAGTAAAAAAAGATAATATCATAATTAAATATGACGTTGATAATGATATACATTTGATCAAGAAAATTTCCAAAGAAGAATTTGAGAAAGATACAGATTTTGACATATTGATTAGACAAGAACGGAAATTAAAAAAACTTAAAAAAATA